TTGTTCCTGTTCCTCTTGTTCCTCTTGTTCTTGTTCCTCTTGTTCTTGTTCCTCTTGTTCTTGTTCCTGTTCCTCTTGTTCTTGTTCCTGTTCATCTTGTTCTTGTTCCTCTTGTTCTTGTTCTTGTTCTAGTTCTTGTTCCTGTTCCTCTTGTTCCTCTTGTTCTTGTTCCTCTTGTTCTTGTTCCTCTTGTTCTTGTTCCTCTTGTTCTTGTTCCTCTTGTTCCTCTTGTTCTTCCTCTTGTTCTTGTTCCTCTTGTTCTTCCTCTTGTTCCTCTTGTTCTTCCTCTTGTTCTTCTTGTTCCTCTTCCTCTTGTTCCTCTTCCTCTTGTTCTGTTTCCTCTGATTCCTCATCGGTGTTGAATGCATGATTGCCATGTTGAATCGCGGATTCATTGAGGTATTCTGCGATTGAATCCAAATTGGGCACACATTGTTCGTTTGCGACATCAATGATCTCCAGTTGAATTGGGTCAACCAATTGCGATTGAGTTGATTGGGTTGCATGACATTTGCACTGTGTTTCCAACAAATGTTTCACAAATGGAATTTGGAGAACGGCGTCGTGAGTTTCTTTGTACAATTGATAGTTGGCCAATGCGCGTGCCATTTTGGGTTCCAATGAGTGTCGCAGTTCATCTATTATCAGATTGACAAGTTCATTGGGCGTGGTAGGGGAAGTTGCCATCGTGATTTTGCAGCAAAAGATGTAGTAATGCACCATCATTTGTTTAATACGGTTTATAATACATTTTAATGGTTTCAGCTATGAAAGTAATTTAAAAACAATGACACAGATCATGCACGGATTAAGATAATTATAAATATTAATTATAAATATAAACATAATTGTAAATAATGAATGCGCTGCCACCGCACTTGCAGCACTTGCAGCACTTGCAGGGAGAAGAGCTCATGGCCGCCATTAAGCAAGAATATTTTAATCAAGCGATTGCGTTCATCCTGAGACAAACCACATACGATGAAACAACCGCGGTTGAGCGACTTAACGAATTGAAAGACCCCGTCAAAGTGGTCAAATCGTATCTTGGCGTGGTTCAACCAGATAAATCCGATGCAGCCAAGCCCGTGTCAAAAAATCAAATGAAATATGGAGAGATTCGCAAGTTCATGGATGCAGGAGCAAGGCAATACAACATGCAAAAAGAAATGCGCGCCAAGCAGCAAGCGTATCAAGCGCAGCAGCAAGAACAACAACAGCATTTGGAACAAGAAAAAGAACCAGAACAAGAACCAGAACAACAAGGCCCTTAAACGCTCCACGATGCATAATCGGTGCTGTAATTCCGGCCGGCCAGAGAGAGGGCCGGGTTCTGCGGGGGTGGGGCTTCAATGACAATTGGTTGGAAGCACAATTCGGGTGGTTTCAGTATGAACGCGCTGCCAGCATCGTTGAACGCTTTGTTGTAAATGTCCAGATTGACGTCTTTTACCTTCGGCATCATGCCAATGAACTGGCATCCAAACACCCTTGCAACATTGAAATTTGCGTTTTCATTGAACGGTGCGTCGGGAAACACGATGCTCATGTTCTTTTTATTGTGGTCGATAAGCGCGTCCATGTCTGGCGTGTTTTTCACGCCCATTTCATATTGCAACTGGTGCAAAAATGGCGAATTTGAGCCAATGTTTAGTAGCTGGAAGAGCTGGAGGTCTTTGTCGGTGCACAGGGGGTTGGATATGTCGGCCATGATGACGACCTTGTTTTGAAATGATGTCATCGGCACTTGCCCTAAATTGTTGCCGGCGTACAAGTAATTGTATTCGGGTCCCAACAACAGGTTTCCGAATTGCGAGTTGATTGCGGAAACAATGTCGGGCACAATTTTCGGGTTGTTGCTTTTAATGCGCAAATTAATGAAGAGCGGGTCCGTGCTGTTGGGCGCTTTTGTAAACGCGTTTTGCGCAATGACTGTCATCGCGTCCAAAAAAGGGATTGAGTTGTAGGTTTCTTTGAAATAAAAGCTGGGTTTTGTGGATGCCGCCACCACCGGTTTGTCATCCTCGCTGTAAATTTCAAAGTCTAGGCAGCGGTAGCCGTCCGAAATTGCGCTTTTGAGCGGGACGGTGTCCACGTAGTTGTTTTTCCACTCCCCTAAACAACAACAGTTCAACGCCGTTTTAATGTAATAATTTCGCAAAGGCATGGTCATGTGATCCACGACTTGGTTTGCCAGTGTGTTCAACGGGCTAACTGTGCGGTTCATTGTGATGTAGGTGGAGGCAATTTCACTCTGTTTTTGATTCACTTTGTAAATGATGTACCAAATGGTAATGCACAATCCAACTGCCAATACAACCCACAACATGATTTGCAATGGGCTGGTTCGGCCCATAATATCTTTTGCCGCATTCATGAGGGCAGTCGCTTTGATAGCCGCAGCGGTGGCCGCGGCGGTGGCCGCACTGGTAGCCGCATTGGTGGCCGTATTGGTGGCCGCACTGGTGCCAATGACTTTCATCTCTGTATCTGTAGAAGACATAATTCAAATGCAATGATTTAAATATAAATGGAATTATCGGATATTACACTATCGCAATAAAATAATAACATTAATATACAATAATAAATAACACCTCACTTACAAACCATGACGGGCGGATTATTAAACATTGTGTCATTTGGCAATCAAAATATTATTCTAAATTCCAACCCGACAAAAACGTTTTTCAAGACCACGTATGCCAAATACACCAATTTCGGCCTGCAAAAGTTTAGAATTGATTTTACCGGGTTGCGTAATTTGCGCATGAGCGAGGAATCGCACTTCACCTTCACGATCCCGCGCTATGCGGAGCTCCTCATGGACACCTACGTCGTGGTCACGCTGCCCACCATTTGGAGCCCGATTTACCCGCCTCAGTCGTGCGGTGACGCCTGGCGCCCCTACGAGTTCCGCTGGATTGAAAACCTGGGCACGCAAATGATCAAGGAAATAACATTTTCGGTTGGCGGCCAAATTCTGCAGCGCATGACGGGCAAGTACTTGCTGGCCCAAGTGCAGCGCGACTTCAATGGCACGAAGCGATTTCTCTACGACAGCATGACCGGCAACACCGCTGAGTTGAACGACCCTGCCAACTTCTCGGGGCGCAAAAACACTTACCCCAACGTGTATTACAACACGAGCCAGCAGGGACCGGAGCCCTCCATTCGCGGGCGCAAGCTCTACATCCCGCTCAACGCGTGGTTCTGCAACAACAGCCGCACCGCGTTTCCGCTGGTTTCACTTCAATACAACGAGCTGCAGATTGACGTGATCATGCGCCCCGTGCGCGAGCTCTTTGTCACGCGTGACATCAACTACGCGCCGCACCCCATTACCACCAGCACGCCGATGACGCCGGAGGATGTTGCCCAAGCGCCCTTCATTCAGCCCAACTTCAACGAGCAGGAGTACCAGTTTTACCGCTTCCTGCAGCCGCCGCCGGCCGCAAACATAACCAACGCATACCTGGACAAGCGGACCGATTGGAACGCCGACGTGCACCTCCTCTCCACGTACTGCTTTCTCTCGGCCGAGGAGTCGCGCGTGTTTGCGTCGCAAGAACAGAAATACCTGATGAAGTCGACGTACGATTGGGAGTTCAAGAACATCACGGGCAGTCACCGCGTGGAGCTGCAGAACACGATGGGCATGGTGTCGTCGTGGATGTTCGTGTTTCAGCGCAGCGACATCAACCTGCGCAACCAGTGGAGCAACTACACGAACTGGCCGTACACAAATGTGATTCCGGACGACGTGGTGCCGGCAGAAACAATAAGTGTGAGTGCTGAAAATGGAATTCAAAACCCATGCGACCCGAATCAAGTGCTCGGCCCGGGGTATGAGCCAAGAAATTCCGGTGTCAACGCGCCGTCTGGGCTGTTTATAACCCGGGACTACAATGTGGTAAACCAGCGCGAGGTTTTGCAGCAGCTCGGCATCTTGATGAACGGTTCGTACCGCGAAAACTTGTTGGAATCGGGTGTGTACAATTACGTGGAAAAGTACGTCCGCACGTCCGGTTCCGCGCCGTTTGGACTCTACATTTACAACTTCGGCCTGAATTCAGACAACGACACGTACCAGCCCAGCGGCGCAATCAACATGAGCAAGTTCTCCACCATTGAGTTGGAATTCAACACGTATACACCGCCGCTGGACCCAAGCGCCAACTTTTACACCATTTGCGACCCAGAAACGGGCATCCCCATCGGCGTCAACAAGCCACAGTGGCGCATCTACGACTACAACTACGACCTGACCGTGCTGGAAGAGAGGTACAACGTGATCACGTTCATCGGGGGCAATTGCGCGCTCATGTACGCGCGATGAATGCAACGGGGAGGGGAAAAATGTACCCGGTGTGCTTTTTTTTTGAATATTATAATAATTTAGTATTATAATAACTGGATCAATGAATCTTAAAAACATAAAGCATGCAAAAGGCACTGGCACAATGGATGATGATGAACCGTATACATCCAGTGTGTTTTTTGATTATGGAATGTTGATGTTGAAAATACTGGCCGAAATCGCGGTGTTTAACTGGATCACCAGCTGCAACTTTTTGAATGCGCTGACCATTAACCCCGCTCAATATTATCCCACCAATGACCCCCACCCGTATTGCCATGGCAACCAATGCATGATTGCGAACCAAGACCCACGCGATTCACGTGCAAAGAACCAGAAGACCATCATTTGGATGATGAAGTGGTGGTGGCAAGCCACGCAAAAGCCGTGTTATGAAACTGGGGGCTGGTTGATGAACGGCTACTTCACCAAGATGAATGAGGTTGTGAGACCCATGAATGATGACGCCGGTGACTCCATATTTTCCTTCATCAAATGGTTTTTATTTGGCCTGTTTACACAATTGTCTTGGTTGACCATGATCATGTTTTCGTTCGTGCTCTCCATTCCCGGCTACATTAAGGGGTTGTTCTCATTCACCACTTACACCGAATTGGAACCGAATAAAATTATTAGATATATTTTGAATTTTTGGTTGTTTTTGTTGTATTTAGGAATCACGTTGTGCTTTGGGTGGGTTTCATTTATTCCCGTGATCTACGCATGCATTCATTTGCTGTATCTCTTTTTCATTAAACCGCTCAGCGACAATGCAACCAGCTTCAGCGCGGAATTCACCAAACGAATGAAGCCGCTCATTGTAGCATTTGTCATTACGGCAATCATCATTGCATTCAATCAGTTGCCAATGGCATCGGCGGGAACCTTGGCCGGCATTGTGTTGTTGGTATGGTTCTTCATGTTTAAGAAAAATGCACAATGACCAATGACCATCCATCCAACGCAGTTCAATTATTAAGTTCAATTATTAAGTTCAATTATTAAGTTCAATTATTAACTCGTTAATAAATCATAATAAAACCATGGTTATTATGATGGCATGTTCAATGCAACAAATGCACCCCCCGTTCGTCAGCGTGTGCACGCCCACGTTCAACCGCCGTCCGTTTATTCCCGCCATGATGCAGTGTTTCAACCATCAAACCTATCCGCACGACCGCATGGAGTGGATCATCATTGACGACGGCAGCGACCCGATTGAAGACCTCGTGTCGCATCATCCATGCGTCAAGTACTTCCGATTTGGAGAAAAGATTTCTCTCGGCAAGAAGCGCAACATGATGCACGAAAAAGCGAGCGGCGACATCATCGTCTACATGGACGACGACGACTACTACCCGCCCGAGCGCGTGTCGCATGCGGTCGCCACGCTGCTGGACCACCGAAAACGGAAAACGGGCATCAAGCTCGCGGGCAGCAGTGAAATGTGCATTTATTTCAAACCGGAAAACCTTGGCGAGCCGTTGTGTGCTCGGCCCCGGTCCGGCCAAATGGTGCAGTTCGGCCCCTACGGTCCCAATCACGCCACCGCCGCCACGTTTGCGTTCTGGAAGGAGCTGCTCACCGACCTGCATCTGGTATACGACGAGACGGCGTGCTTGGCTGAAGAACGCGCATTTTTGCGCGGGTACACCATTCCCATGGCGCAGCTGGACCCCATGAAGGTCATCCTCGTATTTTCGCACGAGCACAACACGTTTGACAAGCGCATGCTGCTTGCAAACCTAGACAAACCAAACTCCGGCATGCGCATCAGCACAAAGGCGGTCACCGATTTCATTAAGGAGCCGTCGTTGCTGCAGTTCTACATGCACGACGTGGATGCGGCACTGAAGGCATACGACCCCGGTCATCCGTCCATGAAACCGGACGTGCTGCAACAAATTAGAGAGAAATTGCAACAAAATAAAATGCAACCGCAACAGCAACCGCAACAGCAACAGCAACAATCCGACGCAGTTTTAAGGGCTGTCATAACATTCAAAGCACCGAATGCCGAGCATCGCAGCATGACCGTAGAGGAATTGATTCAAACCGTGCAATCTCAAGCCGAAAAGCTTGAGAAAATGCGGGAATTGTGTAACAAAAAAATCCGTGAAAACTCGGAACTGTTGGACACACTCAAGGACCGCGACGAAGTCATTGCCGCACACTTGGAGACCATTGAACGACAGAGTGCGATGCTAGACCATGATTGCAACCTGATTTAATATTAAAAATCACGCAAACGTCATTCGTCGCTTGCTGCAATGTCATCATCTTCATGAAGCATTTCACTCGGGCACGTGCATTTGTTCAAGTAGCGCTGCATGCGTTGAATGTCCAATTTCGTGATTTCAAATTCCTCTATGATGGCATCAATGCGCGCATCACTGCTGTGTTTTAAGGCAAACACGTTTGAGAAAAATGCAAACAAGTCCTTTTTGTCCATCCCGAATTTTTGGCACATCATTTGAATGAAGAGCGCATTGTTGTATTCGGTGCTGTATTTGGTCAGCACCTTTGTGAACCGCACTTCCGACGGGTTGAATTTATGGCGCGTTGTAAACCGGTCGTGGTACAGCTTGTTGTTGTAAAAGGTTTTAATCAGGGAGCTCATTTCGTTGAACTGCCATATTTGTTTTTGAAATGTCATGCGATCAATGTAATCCGCAAAGCAAATGTTGTCCAGCGCGTCCTTGTAAAATCGGAAGGCGTCCATTTTGTGCGGCTGTTTTGCCAACGCGTCCACCACGTTTTCGTGCCACAGCAAGCCCACAATGGTGCGGTCTGTTTCGTTCATCATCGCGGAATGCTCGGTGAATTTGCACGGCGAATTTATCAATTTTTTGACAATGGTTTTGCTGTCTTCATTGTTGGCTTTCTGTTGAAAAATGGTTTGAATCAGCACGCTGTTGTTGAAACTACACAATGGATGGTCGTTGGGAACATGTTGGATGCTGGGTGCGTTGTTGAAAATGCTGCTGATGGTTGCAATTTTGCGAAGATCGCCTTGTATGAAACGCGCAACGGTTTTGTGCAGCGCGGCATTGTCCGAATGCAGTGCCGATTTCAGAATTACACCCACTTGATCCAACGTGGGCGTTTTGAGTTCAAACGTCACGCACACTTTCATCAACTCGCGGATTTTTTTGTCCATGTGATAGTTTCCAATGCACACGATGGGGTTCATCGTCACGTCTTCCAGCCGCTGCTTCTTCGTCTTTTTGGGACGCATCAGTTTGATCAGCGTGTTGATGCCGCCCTTGTCGCCGTTGTTCATGCCGTCTATCTCGTCCATGACAATCACAATTCGTTTCGGTTTTTTTTGAAACATGGAAAGCACGCTGTGCTCGCTCAGGTTGTGTTTGGTGATGAGATCAATTATGGACTTATTGCGTATGTCGCCCGCGTCGTATTTCACAATGTCGTAATTCAGGCTTTTGAGCAGCTGCACGATGAATTCAGTTTTTCCCACACCCGGGTTTCCATACACGTAAATGCCCCGCTTGATCATTAAATCATTTTTTTTGCTGTGAAACGCATTCAGCGCTTCTGCAATCTCAGTCGCAATGGATTCGCGACCCAGCACATCATTGTAATTTATCGGGTCATTGGCTGGCGCTGACGCTGACGCTGACGTTGGCACTGACGCTGACGCTGGCGCTGACGCTGACGCTGACGCTGACGCTGACGCTGACGCTGACGCTGGCACAGTCGTTCTCGCTCTTGCTGTTCCCGGTTTCATTGAATTAAGCAAAGTGAGAACAAGTGATGTTGGAACTGCTCTTTTGTTAGTGTATTACATTCTCAATGTATTTAATATTAAATTTCATTGAATCAATAAATTTGCATGCATTGCATGCATTGCATGCAACCACTAATATAAAAATAAAAATGTATATATATTTAACATTTTAACATTTGACATTTTTAACATAAACAATGGACGCATCCAATGAGTCTAGCTCTTTTAATTTTCAACGCATCATCATCATCATTGCAATCATCATGTTGATTGCATCCATGATTTTCATAGGGTATGCATTGTATGACCAGTCCAGCAATATTTCGTGGCCGCCGGAAATCCCCAAATGTCCTGATTTTTGGAACGTGGATGCAAGCGGAAACTGTGTGAAACCAAACCCACCCGTCAAATGCGAATACAACGGCATTCCTGCTG